ATGTATGTATTAATGAATGGTACTGGAGTAGGATTTTCTGTAGAATCAAAATATGTTGATGAACTTCCAATAATTTCAGAATCATTTAATCAAACAGCAACAACCATTGTTGTAGAAGATTCTAAACTTGGATGGGCAAAAGCATTTAAAGAATTAATTGCACTATTGTCACAAGGTCAAATTCCAGAATGGGATATGTCAAAAGTACGTCCTGCTGGAGCAAGACTAAAAACTTTTGGTGGACGTGCTTCTGGACCTGGACCGCTTAGTGCATTATTTACATTCACAACAGATACTTTTAGAAACGCTGCAGGCCGTAGATTAAAACCAATTGAAGCACATGACTTAATGTGTAAGGTTGGAGAAGTAGTTGTAGTTGGTGGAGTACGCCGTAGTGCCTTGATAAGTCTTTCTAATCTTGATGATTTTGAAATGGCAAAAGCAAAGAGTGGATCTTGGTGGGAAACTCAAGCACAAAGATCTTTAGCAAATAACTCAGCAGTTTATAATGCCAAGCCAAACACTGCACAATTCTTGCGTGAATGGAGAAATCTCTATGAATCAAAATCTGGAGAAAGAGGAATTTATAATATTGATTCAGTGCGTAAGCACGTAGAATCGTTTGGAAGAAGAGATGCTTCTTTAGTTTCTGGAACAAATCCTTGTGGAGAAATCATACTTCGTCCTAATGAATTTTGTAATTTAACAGAGGTAGTTATTTCTGCAGAAGATACAAGAGAAGATTTAATGGAAAAAGTTAAACTTGCTACAATTCTTGGAACTTGGCAATCAACATTAACTAATTTTAAATATCTTCGTAAAACATGGAAAGATAATTGTGAAGAAGAAAGATTGCTAGGAGTATCTTTAACTGGAATATACGGTAACAAGATAACTTCAACAGCAGGTAAAGCATTAGAGCAGTTGTTGACTGATATGAGATTAGAATCAGTTAGGGTTAATGATCACGAAGCAAAGAAATTAAATATAAACCCTTCTGTATCAATTACTTGTGTTAAGCCTTCTGGCACTGTAAGTCAACTGGTCGGGGTGTCTAGCGGAATTCATCCGTGGTATTCAGAATATTATATTAGAAGCGTACGTGGGTCAAACAATGATCCATTAACACAATTCTTAAAAGATTCAGGAGTTCCAAATGAACCAGATGTAATGAAGCCTGATGAAACAACAGTATTTTACTTTCCTCAAAAGGCTCCAAAGAATGCAATAATAACAAAAGATTTAACAGCCATAGATCATTTGGAAATGTGGAAGATTTATAGAACTTACTGGACAGAACATAACCCTAGCGTTACAATTAATGTCCACGAAAATGAATGGCTAAGAGTAGGTGCATGGGTTTTTGATAACTTTGATTCAATTGGTGGTGTATCTTTCTTACCAGCGAGTGAGCATACTTATAAGCAAGCCCCATATCAAGAAATTTCTAAAGATGAGTATGAGGAATGGGTAAAGAAGTCTCCTTCTAATATTCAATGGGAAATGCTTTCAATTTACGAAAAAGAAGACGGAACCACTGGAACGCAAGAACTTTCATGCGTTGCTGGGGTATGCGAAATAGTTGATATTACCAAATAGCAACATGCTAAAATAGACTAGAGGTCAAAATGTACAATTTCTCTAATCTTTATGCTTCTAGAGTATTTGCAGAACATCCAATAGCACTATGGTCATTAGATGATGAAGCATATTTTTATTCTCTTTTGTCTCCAGAAACTATAGATGTAGAAAACTGGACAATAATTAATGGCCACGGAGAATGGACAAACTCATATATTTCACCTAGGGCTATTCCACTACGTCAAGAGCCAAGGGGTGTATTAAGAAAAACTTCATCTGCAAGTGTATCTTATACAGAGATAAGACCAACAGCAATACCAGTATCTTCTTTTGATTCAGAAAAAGAAACAATATCAGTAACAGCATTTGCCTACGCCTATGGAGATTTAATAGACAATTATGAAATAGGATTTATATATTCTAATGGAAGTGTAGATAAAACAATTTATAATTCTGCTGGACTGGGATCATGGCAAAAATTTGAATATAGGTCAACAATACCATCTGGAATAACAAACGCTAGGCCATTTATAAAGATTAATTATCTTCCTGGAGGATCTCTTCCAGATTATGACGTAATGATTAACGGAGTTTCAGTAGGACACTGGCCTGAATTATACACAGGCATAAGTTCTGGAACTCTAGGCTCTCTTTTGCAAATTAATGATATTACTGATTTAATTCCAGACGTTCCAGTTAAAATTTTTCCAATAGATGCTTATGGCTTTAACGATTCAGACACTGGATACTTTGTTATAGATGGAAACAGAATGCTTGCTCATAATAATAATTTGCCAATGATATATGGTGCTGGAAATATAACTGAGATAGTTGCACCAGTTACTCCAGAAATGCCTGCTGCAATTTTTCCAGGTAAAGGATTTTTAAATAAGAATGGACAATACTCAAATATAACTGCAGAATTTTGGATGAGACTTAATCCAGGTTTAACTGATGAAACAAAAATATTTGGGCCACTATCATCAAAAGATGGCCTATATGTTGACTATGAATTTTTAACTTTAAAGGTTGGAAAATATAGTAAGTCTTATTTTGTAGGTAAATGGTATAGACCAATGCTTATCGATATTAGGTATACTCCTAATATAGTTAGTGTATTAATAAATGGAGACGTTGTTATTGAATTAGACATAGACATATCAAATATTAATTTTGCAAGAAATAATTATGATTGGATAGGTTTTTATGGTCATGAGGACATAAAACCTTTTGAAATAGACTGTTTAGCAATATATCCATACGTTGTTCCAGATCAAGTTGCAAAAAGAAGGTTTATCTATGCACAGGGAGTTCAAAATATTGAAGCAGTATCTAATAACTTTTTAGGAGAATTTCTTCCTATCGATTTTCCATTTGCTAATTATGCATCTACAATAAATTATCCAGATATGAATCCGTGGAACTCTGGATACTTTAATAATCTAGATTCTAATTCAAAATATATAGGTGTTAAAGAATATGAACTTCCAAATTTTAGATTTCTTGGAGAGGAAACAGTTTTTACATCATCTGCAAATCCAAGAACATGGACTGAGTTTGATCAGCAAGATTGGATAGATTGGATAGCACAATCATGGTCTGGAGTAATTACAGAAGAAGTTTCAGACATATATACAGATAACTTTTTAATTCAAAGTAATATTGATTATCCATTTTTAAAGATTAGACCAAATAATGCATACCTTAATATAAATGGATCTTTAGAGTTTGATTCAATAAATCCAATATCAGATAGGATGGCCTCCATACATGGAGTATTTGAAGCCCCAACAAGCCTAGATGCTACACCTCAAACTCTTATGTATTTTTACAATTCTTTGAACAATAACAACTTAAAAATAACCATAGACTCAAGTGGATTAAAATACTTATATAACGATATACTATTAAATACTGAGTCAGTTTCAGCAAGTTCTAAATTTGCTGCAGGAATAGACATTGATAAATTAAACATTAACTATTCCAACATCATAGGAAATTTTTTCTCTAATCCAAAAAACATATCATTAAGTTTTATGGGATACTCTACTTCTACATTTTTAGGAAAATTTTATAGTTTAACATTTAATAACAGTTTTTTTAATCAAAAAGATATGGGATCGTATTTTGATTCTAATGGATTTGCTAACCCTGAAACCCCACCAGAATACTTTAGTTATGTTGGAAATTATACCCTTAAGCCAGTAGTAGACTCTTCTTCTTTGATCCTAGATGTTAGTTCTGCAGGGTATTGGGAAGACTCTCTTCCATTATCTTATTTTGGAAAAAGAGTAAAAGATAAAAGTGGATTAGAATACTATGATCTAGACATGATTCAGTTTAACCTAGAATACCCTTCTCAAATTCTTACAGACCCATCTTCAAGCCCTTCTTACTATGATGATATAAATGTTAAAGCCTATATGACACTTCAAAATATAGACGAGGTAGGACTTGTATCATACTCAAATTATTCAAATATAGAGAAACTATCTTCTACCAAGGTTATTGATTTTGACAATACTGTAGATGTTATTAATACAAAATTTGAGATAGCCGATGGCACAATAATATTTCCACCTAAAGAACTAGTAGACTTTTCAAACTATTATATAAACATACATTTAGAAATAAAATCAAAGGGGGTAAATACAAAGCCTATTAGAATTAAAAGAATGAGCCTATCTTCAATAGTATCTGATGAAAACAACTTCTTTGAAATAAACACTAGGACTGGAAATAAGATATACCCTATAACTAGATATGAAAGATCATACTCTTATAAAGAAAAGAACCCATTTGCTATATATAAAGACTCTACCCCTTACCTATATTTAACTTCAGATTCTGGAATATCAATTTTGCCATACCCTTCAAATAGTACAAGAGGTATTTCTATACCTATAAATTCTAAAAAGGTTCAAGACTATTCACTAGGTGGATTTCAATTTTGGGGTATGTATAATAAAGATTTAACTATTGACTCTGTTAAAAAGATAGCAAGAGTATCAACACAAGATAGATCTTATGATTTTTATTTAGAACCAATAGATGATGGACAACGTGGACTAGTAAGAGTATTTGACTCAGAGACTGGTTTAGAGAATCCATTTACAGTTTTTTATCAAAATGGACAAATTATCAAAAACCCAATAGTGGAGCCACTAATATGGACATCTATCATAGTTTCATTTGGGGACACAATTATATTAAATTCAACTTCAGGACAGTTAGAATTTTATGAAGGATTTTTATACAACAACTTTGCTGTGTATGAAAAGTCAACCGACATACTTGGACAAAGTGTAGATGCAAGATCTTGGCAAGACATAAGAACGGCAGAGGTTATAACAGAGGATGGTTCAGTATATATCCAGTATCAATGGGAAGACTGGCTTCCATTAAACTGGTCTTCTGTATACTCATTAACTAACTATATAACCTACACAATAGACGGAAATGCAATAATGTCATCTTATTTGGGCAATTCAAGTATAGTTTCAGAAGATAATGCTGTAGTAGAGTTAAATTCTGATGGTGTTGATTTAATTTCTGACGTAGTGTGGGACACAATTATTGTAAAACCAGTATAATATGGTATACTTGTTGACATGAATCCAAGAAAATTAAAAAATGGTGGTAAGCCAAAGATAACTGTGATAGAAAAACAGTCTGACTGGGGCATATATGTGTGGATGTGCGATCAAGATAGTAAGCCTTTTGGCGATGGCAATGGAAACATTATGAATATACCTGGTAGACCATATGACTTAGAAAAGATGTCAAAAATAAGACAGGCTGCCCAACACTATAATGCACCACCAGGAAAGGTACAATTTATGGCTGGAGTCAATAGAGTTTCAGATCAAGAACATGAGAATCAAATTACTAGAATGAAAGAAGGATTAATTCCTAGCGAAACAGATATTGGAGCATGGATGCTTGCCCAAGAAGGAATGAGAAAACATGGAAGATAACGGATCAATAGCCAAGATTGATAATCTTGATAAAGTAGAAAAAAAAGAAAAGGTAGACCCATTTAATATTGATGGAGAACTTATTAAGTCTTATGATGGCATACATCAAAACTTTAAACGTAAAATTTCTAGAACAGTAAATAAAGCATTTATGGGTGTTGATGATACTAGATCAAAACAACTATTCCCAGAAATGGATATGGTTACGGCCTACGGACTTTTTGATGTCGTATTGCCACCATACAACTTGGACGAGTTGGCTTATTTTTATGAAAACTCATTTGCTAACCATGCTGCTATTCAAGCAAAGGTTGCTAACATCGTAGGCCTTGGATATTCATTTAATATGACAGATTCTACAGTTGCTAAATTAGAAGAGGCACCAGATGACACTTCTTTAATGAGAGCACAAAGAAAAATACAAAGAGCAAAATCAGACCTAACAGACTGGGTAGAAAGTTTAAATGATGAAGATACTTTTACTCACGTATTAGAAAAGGTATACACAGATGTTGAAACAGTAGGAAATGGATATATTGAAATAGGTAGAAAGATTAATGGAGATATTGGTTATATTGGTCATATCCCAGCAACCACAATTCGTGTACGCCGTATGCGTGACGGGTATATTCAAATAGTAAATCAAAAGGTAGTATATTTTAGAAACTTCCAAGAACAAAAAAATATTAACCCTGTTACAAGCGATAATAGACCAAACGAACTAATCCATATCAAAAAGTATTCCCCAAAGAACTCTTATTATGGAGTTCCAGATACAGTGGCATCAGCAACATCTATGGTTGGAAATGAACTTGCAGCCAAGTATAATGTTGACTATTTTGAAAATAAGGCAGTTCCTAGATACATTGCAATAGTTAAAGGTGCCAAACTCAGTTCAGATGCAGAGGATAAATTCTTTAGATTTATGCAAGCAGGCTTAAAAGGTCAAAATCATAGAACTCTTTACATCCCTCTTCCTGGAGATGGACCAGATAATAAAGTAGATTTTAAATTAGAACCTATTGAGAATGGTATTCAAGATGGATCATTTGATAGATATCGAAAAGCAAACCGTGATGATATCTTGATGGCTCATCAAGTTCCATATTCAAAGGTTGGCGGTGGTGCAGGAATTTCTATCGCATCAGCATTGGTGGCAGATAGAACATTTAAGGAGCAGGTTGCAAGACCAGCACAAAGAAATCTGGAAAAAACTATTAACAAGATTGTTAAAGAAAAGACAGATATGCTTTCCCTTAAATTTAACGAACTAACATTGACAGATGAGCAAACTCAAAGTCAAATAGATGAGAGATACTTGCGTATGCAGGTTCTTGTCCCAAATGAAGTTCGTGAAAGATTGAACTACCCAGTAAGACCAGGCGGATCTGAACCTATAGTATTAGGGGCACAAGCAAGGGCTGAACAGGTAGCACAATCAACTGGAAATAGAAATAGGGACCAAGAGAGAACTAACAATGCGTCTGACTCAGCCTCAACCACTACTGGGAGAAATCCACAGGGTGAAGGTCGATCTCAACAATAATTTGTTATAATATTATAAAGTACCTATAAACACTTATTATAATAGAGGTAGCATGACTAATTTATCCAAAGCATTTTGGCACTCAGAAGAAAATAACATTAAGTTATCGATGCCAATTGCAAAAATCGACAAAGAGAAACGTACCGTTTCTGGGTTTGCTACATTGGACAATATTGACAAGCAGTCAGACATTGTTCCAACAGATGTAAGTGTAAAAGCCTTTGAGAGATTCAGAGGAAACCTTCGTGAAATGCACATGCCTATTGCAGTCGGCAGGGTAATGTCATTTAAATCAGACAAGTTTTATAATCAAGAAGAAGACAAATTTTATAATGGAGTTTTTGTAAATGCATATATTTCTAAAGGTGCTCAAGATACTTGGGAAAAGGTCCTTGATGGCACTCTTTCTGGCTTTTCTATTGGTGGTAGTATTAAAGAATCTGACCAGGTATACAATGCCGAGATGGATAAGTCAATTCGTGTTATTAAAGACTATGAACTCCACGAACTTTCGTTAGTAGACAATCCAGCCAATCAATTTGCAAATATTATTTCAATTGAAAAAATGGCTGACGGACAAAACAAATTTGATGGTATTATTAGTAAGGTAGATCTTGAAAAT